TTATAAATTACCTAAGTTTTCAAGTACTTCAACTCGTTTTCCAACTGTGTTTATTTCAGTTACAGATACCACCGGATTAGGCATCATCTGGACTCCTTTTGCTACAGCTCTTGCTAACATATCCTCTCCCATGGTCTGATTACTTGATGCGGTGATGTTTATCGGAACACCGCCTCCCATTTGGTTAAATGAGGAAAGGATCGGAGCGAATAACTCCGTGGTTCTTGCTGTCATTACCGATTCTCCGTTACTTAGTTGTGCCGGTATGCTATCACTCGTTCCGGTTCCCGGCCCGGTAACTAATCCACCGGTTGCAAACTTGGCGGATTTAATAGACTTCATAGCAGTTCCCATCATAGCAGTAACAGCACCAACAACAGTTCCAATGGCTGCAAGCATATCTATCCATGTTGCACTTGAACTGGTAGCCGTTTTAACAGCATTTGCAATAGCTACTCCCTGCGCTATGGCAACTTCTGCAATCGCTAATAGTTTTGCGGCACGTGCCATTTCTTCATTAGTTTCTCCTGCCAACTCCAACAAGGAAGAGATTCCACCAATAAGATTTCCAATAGCTTCTGATTTCTGTGTTTCGATTTCTACTTCTTTATCAGCTAGTTCTTTTTCTGCATCAAGATAGGCATTTTTAAGCTCCAGCTTACGAAGATTGAAAGCTTCTATACTTTCTCCTTCCATTTGTTGGATGGCGTCTAATTCCTCCTTTCTTTGCTTTAATCTGATACGATAAACTTCCGTTTCATCATTGTACACTTTTGCAATCTCGGTTTCATAGCGAAGTTTCATTGCATCCTGTTGCTTTTTTAGTAAATCCGCATCATGTTGTTTTACAAGATCATCAATTTTCTTATTATATTTTTCACGGATGGCAAATTTCATCTGTTCGGTAAGCTCGGTATTAGAAAGGTCTAAATCCCGTTGCGCAATTAATTGCTGCATCTTCAGTTGATATTCCTGTTCGCTTCCTTTCTTGATATATTCAAGCTGTATTTCTATAAGCTTCTGGCGGTTGGCAATTTCCTTCTGCAATTCTTCATCGGATAGCTTCTTTAGTGCCTGCTGTTTTTGTGCTTCTAATGAAGTGATTTGCTTATTGATGGCCTCTTTTGCTTTAGGTGTCAAATCCTCCTCCGTTTTAATACGCTTTTTAAGATCCTCTATCTGGCGGGAATACTGTAGTTCGATCTCTTCCGTTTGACGTTTCCGGCTATCTTTTATCAGTTTTAAGGCTTCATCTTCTGCTTTCCTCAATTCGGCAATTTCTTTCTTTTTTGCTTCAATATTGGTAGCACTGGTGATACCCCCCGTTGCTTTGCCTGTAGGCTCATAATTCGTTATATCATTTATTTGTTTTCTTAGAGATTCAACAACTGATAATTGATTCATTCGCTCTTTCCAAGATTTGCTAATATCCTGATTTATTTCTTTATTAGTACGATCTAACCCTAGTCCTTGTCTAATAATTGAAGCATCTTTTAGTTCTTTATTGTATTTCTCGTTTATATCTATAGTCTTTTGGAAATATTCTTCCTCTTGTGCCAATGATAATTCGAGAATCTTTAGTTGATCTTGTTTTGCTTTCTCTAAAGCTTCATTGTCGGATATTCCCTGTTTAATATATTCTTTCCGGGCTTTTTCTATATCAATATACTTCTTTTTTGCCATGTCTGTCCCAATAGTCTCTCCTAATCGTTTTGCAATGGCTTCTTCTCTATTGGATATAGTCTCTACGGTATCAAACAGCCCTCTAACCTCTTTAATTAGTTCTGAAAGAACGGAGTTCACAAATAGCTTAATCTTAGTTGTCATTTTCTCAAATGATCCTCCGGTAGCATCAAACAGCAAAGCAATCTCTTTTGTTAATTCGGTTTGAGAATTAATTAAATCTTCTTCGACACGTCCTAACTCTCCGGCCTTAGCTTTCACTTCATCCAAATTGGTAGAAATATCTTTCAGTGTCCGGATATACTTCAAACCTGCATCTTCTCCCGGTCCGCCAAATATATCAGCAATGGCAGTACCAACAGCAGCGGAACTTTCCGGAAGCTCATTCAATTTATCAGAAACAAGTTGCATAACCTCAAAAGTAGTAATAGACCCGCTTTGTAACTCCTTTTGTATTTTCTTCGAATTTAGCCCGATCCCCTCTAATGCTGCGGCAGTGGAATCTGTCATTTCTCGGAGCCGTATATTTGCTTCTTTAATCGTATCTATACCCTTATCGGAGAATATACCCTGCTTGTTGGTCTCTGCGATGATGGCTACAAACTGATCGGCAGATATTCCAGCCTCTTTGAAATATGCCGGGTATTCTTTCAGGCTATCCAGAAATTCGCCATTCGCATCTGCTCCGGCTATAAATCCGTCTTTTATTATTTGCAAAGCCTTCTCGGAAGTGATACCAAATTGTTTTGATACCGTATTAGCGGAAATAAGTACTTCTTTAAAGTCTTTCCCGTAATAGTCTGCCAGAGCTTGCACTTCACTTCGATAAGCCTTCAAATCATCCCCTGATTTATCAGTGAATTGCCTTGTTAACTTTGTAGCCTCAACCAAACCTTTATTGTAATCATACCACCATTTAAAGACAACGCCAGCACCCGCTATCCCTGCGATGCCTAAAAATACTTTATTCTTTAAAAGGGAAGTTAGGGTATTTCCGAAGGCGGAAGCTTCCGTTTTTAGATTGGAGAAAAGACCGGAACCGCTTTTGGCATTGTCTGCCATACGTAACAAGGAATCAGCAAAAGAGTTATTCATTCCCAGAGCGTTTTTTATGGCTTCTTCGTAGCTTCCGACACTTCGGTAGAAACGTTGAGTTTCTCCTTCCGCTTCTTTGAGTGAATCTGTTATACCGTTGATCTTGATTTTAAGCTCCTGCCCTCTGCTTGTTTTTCTTTCTACTTCCGAAAGGCTGTCATACTCTGATGTAAGATTGGATAATTGCGCCCGGAGCTGCTTTAAACTACCTGCCTGTTCCTTTTCAATCTTTATATTATTTCTAACATCTTTAGTAAGCGTCTGAACCACGTCTTTAGCGTGCATCATCTTTTTTTCTGTTTCTACGAGCTTGGCATTATACTCCTCTTGTGATATTTTCTTGTCCTTCAGGGCTTTTTTATACTCTGCCTCTTCTTTCTTCAAGTCATCAATAACCGCCCGGTATTTTGCAATGTTCCGGATCGCATCATCATATCGAACTTTTATCTCTAGTACTTTTTCTACTGTATTTTCATTTTTCATAACTCTTTTCTATTTTTCGGTTAATACTCCGTTACTTGCAAAAAATAAAGCCATAACAAGGGCTGGGAAAGTTTTGCTATCTCCTTTGATATTCAGATTATCCAGGAGTGAAAGCATTTTTTTACGTTTTTCGGAATCCGGCTCATGTTCATTTATCAAATTCTCGATCATTGATAATGTTGATACAGCCTCCATCCGGTTGTTTTGGATTAATTCTGTAACTCGTTTGCCTTCTGCTACTATTTTCTGAATAGTAGTTTTATACTCTTTGGCCATCTTATCAAAAGCCAAAGCTAATTTCATGGCTTCTCTGTTGTTTAATAAATCTTTTTCTGTCATAATCATTTTATATTTAATCATTAAATTACAAATCTCCCAGATGATCCAAAGCTTCGTCCGGTATTTCCATATTTATAGCCTCCTCCATAGAGATAGAATGTCCCAAATACTCTTCTAAAAGCATTTTTCTAGTTTGATTGGCCTGTTCGGTAATACTCCGAATCTTTTCTTCTACATTTTCTTCCATGTCATTACAATTTTAAAAGTTTACACTCGCATATATCATTCTCTTTGGTCGTTATCTCTATGATAGCCAGATAACAACCATATTGAGCCAAATAAACCGGTATATCCATCTCTAAGTCTCGCAACTCGATACTGTTAAGACGGATATACTCGGTCACTACCTTTGCATTATTGATTAGTCCTTTGTACGTCTGATAGTTATTTGCAATTAAGGTAGTCCATTCTAGCCCCTTGAATATTCCCTTCGTGCCATCAAGCAATAATATCCGGGGATTTGTTTTGTTATACTCCAACTCTCCTTCCTCGTTATAAGAATAAAGAGGAATATAAGCAACGCCTCCTTTTGTACTGCAGGCGGAGAAAGGCAAAGTGATGGCATCACGTTCGTACTCAATCGTGGCATCATCAACCTGGATATTTCCGTCATAGTTTCCCATGACATTATCATCTTCTTTATACCGGAACCAGTTGTTTTGAGCAATATTATCAAGGGTGTACTGTAAGTTTCTTGGCGTTACGCTATTATAAGCCATTATCACACGATTCGTCCAGTCTACAGCTTTAGATTTGTTTGCAGACAGATTATCGAAGGGAATAAACTTGATCCCGTTTTCGCCATCCGGTAAGGCAAACAAACCGACCATTGAGGCAACGGCTTTGATGAAGTCTATTTGCTTGATGTCCGGAAGATTGGGAACTAGGGGAAATTTCTCACCTAGTAAAACATCCTCTTCTCTTTCTGTTATCGTTACTGATAAACTCCCTGATACACTATTTATCGGTTGTTTTCCGTTTCCACTTGATATTATAAAATATCCATCTTTATAGACTGTAGCAGAAGTGTCAAAGCTATAAACTAGCCGAATATATGGCGGTTCTATATATGCAGCCGGTTTATATATGTTTATTATTTCCTCCTGCTTGGTCGGTGTGCTATAAACTGTGATTTGAAAAGGCGTATTTAAATAATCAATCCCCTGTGAGTAAGTGTATGAAACTTCTATTGTTCCTTTCAGTTTCAATGTTGAATCAAATTTCGGGTAAATATCCCGGCTCCCATTAGTGCTAACATACTGTTGGGTACTATCTCCTACAGCTTCAAATTTGATTATTGATGAATCATACCCTGTTACTTTTAAAGTCATTGGGTAGGCATCATATATCTTTTGTGAATCATTCCTCGTTAGAAGAGGAACAATCATTTTATCTATAAAAGTCTTTTTATCAGAAGGGAAATTAAACGTTACTCCGCTTTCTTCTTGAATCTTGTCTAAAATCCATTTCACAGTAACTACAGGATGATACCACACGTTCGGATCACCGGAGTTAAAACCGTAGTCAATAAGTGGAAATTGTGCTGAATTGCTTCCCTTATTACTCCATATTACCCAGTCCACACCTTCCACTGTCCCGTGTGTAATATCCGTTAGCTTCTTGCCATCGTTTACTATACTGGCAAAGTTTGTGACGTTTCCCCATGTAAGAGCAACCTCTATTGTCTCGCCAGTTTCTAGTAGTACTACATTGGCATTTTTAATCATTTTAACACCATTTCGCAATAATGTTCCTTTATGCTTTAGGTACGGATAACGGCTTGTTGAACTGGGAAGATGTGCGCACTCAATCAAAGCCAGATTCTTTGCCGTTTTCGGCAACCTGATCGTATAACTCCTATTACTTATAATTTTACTAATATCGGTTAGCAGGTTACTCTTGTAGCTCAAAGTAATATCCGTCTTGTTAAGATCGGCTTTTGTGTTATTGATATATAATTCATCTCTTGTCATAGCATATTTTTTATTTATACCGGGTAGACCATCCGAAGCAGACCTACCCGGTATCGGTTATACAATCTTTGCCAGTGCGGAAATGAGTTTTTCCAGTTCTTCGCCTTCAATGGAAAAGCCGGGCTCCTCTCCGCTATCTTCCCTTACTTGTCTGGCTTCATCACTTTCATCAATGGTGATAACTGCGAGGTTGGCCGGTGTTTCGTCCGGGTTTATTCCTCTGTATACCGTGATTTTGTCCACGAAAGATTCCGTTTTAAGATCTATTCCAGATTTAGGCAGTTCTTCACTACCTAATTTTAGCAACTGAATCCCCAGTTTACGGGCTTCTTCCGCATTTAGGTGTACGGTGTTCTCTTCTGTTATGGATTCCCCGTTTACTGTTTTAGTGATAAGGACTTCGTTGTTGTCACATCTTCTCACATAAAGATGTTTTTCACTATCTTTTCTTACTCCGAAAAATGTTTCTTGTTTCATGACCTAAAAAATTAAATTGGTTAATAAAATATTTGTTCTCTAATTCTTTTGCAACGATTAGACAAACACCTATCTGATAATACTTTTCCTCGTTTAATGGGCATTTGTTTAAATGATTCTTTTAAAAATAAACTTACGAGGGTTTTATAAACCCATTATCTAAATAATATCTCGCTTGCTCATATTTGGGGAATGTCAAAGCCCAATAACCAAAGGCGTTGTTACCGGGATAGCTAACACAGTTAAACCGTTTATTTATCTTGCGTTTGAACACTTCATAAACGATTGCTCCTCCTGGAAATATACGCTTGTATAAGTAAACTTCAGTTTGGGGATTATATCCGATTTGGATAAATCGCTCTTTGTTCTTAATAAACTCTTTCTTTAATTCTTTAATTGCTTCCATAACTTTTAAATGTTGCTCTCGCTCATTTTAAGGTGAGCGAAAATGATAATTTACTCTTTTGGGTACTCTTGCTCATCTGACAGATGAAAGTGATTTTCGCTCGCTTTATTTTGGCTGAATATATTTTTTTGCTCGTTTATCTCTTCCATACCAAACTCTACTCTCGGATTCCGTCGGTCTATCCGTTTCTCCGCATGAATCTCAAAACAAAGGCTGTCATTTGTAATAGCCTCCACCATTTGCAAGCAATCAAGGATCGTTTTTAAGGCATTATCCAGATCGAAGCGAATATTCCCATGCCATACACGAATAAATAGCTTGAAACGACCGGAAATGCGCTTTCCTCGATACTTCTTGCATTGTAGGCAGAAGGATTTCTCATACTCCCTGATCCGGTCGTTTTTGATGATCCGTTTCTGACCGTCTTTGCCCGGTACGGCTTGATAGTTATTTGCTTTCGCTATCACTTGCCCGTATATTATTTCTATTTCCATACTCAAACGTTATATGTTATTTGCCGGGAAACTCCTATTTCTTTGGCATAAGCCATTATTTCACCAATATTCATACCTTTCTGTGTATGTCGTTCCCGAAGAAGAACGTCCGCCACGTCCCAGTTATTCGGTAGTCCTTCACATATCCGGCTAACTGTTACATCTATTCCGGCGCTGTGCAATATTTCGGCTTTTTCTTCCCATTTTGCCAACATTCCACTATCAGGATATAAAACTACTCTTTTGCCTGATAACGGCTTGAAAACGGCTGTTTCCGTCCATTTGCATCCGTTACAGCCTCCTGATGCTATCCAAGTGATTTCGGGCATCAAAATAGAGCATATAAGGGCTGATTTCTCACTTTCAACAATTCCTATCCGGGATGAGGTTTTTATTAAATGGCAACCGAAGAATGTTTGCTGAAGATTAGCCTCATAGTTTTTGAGAAGCGTTTTCCCGGCAAACCAAATCTTATCCATCGGTCGAGTATCTGGAATATACTTTTGCGCCTTATCGCTCCACATCTCCGCCCGGTCTTGTTTTTTCATCCGTTTTCCCGTATTGGGATTATAAGCCATAACCTTTAGTTGGCATAATTTGCCTTTTTCGTTAATCTGTGGAAAGGTGGTAGATAATCCGTCATTGTTTCTCCAGTGGCGAGATGTCCCGACATGGTAGAGATCAAACACCCGGTTTGCCTCAACATCTCCGAACTCTTTAGACATAAACTGGAATAGATTGTTTCTGTCTCGGTGTGTATCTGTTGCCAACAACGAAGAAGGTAGATAAGATATGGGAATTGCTTTAGGTGGTTCCGGCTGTTTCCATGTGGTAAACTCATTTCGTTTATCGGCCGGGTGTGCCTTGAAATATTCCGAAGGTGTCAGATGATAGCCGCAACGTTCCCGGTTGCAACGTCCGCACGATTCATCAATAGGAACATTCCTTTCATCAACATAATAAGTAAATTCTCCTTTATGTCCGCATTGCGGGCAGGTGTGGCGGGTACTCGTTCCTGCGTATTTTTGTAGGTGATATGTATGTTCACTCATAAATCAAAATCTTTAAATTTTATAGCACCGTATTAATAACCGTATTTTTACCGTATTTTTGCCGTACACCGTATTAACCGTATTCACCCCCTTCTATAGAAGGGGTGATGAGTACGGTAGAAAAGTACGGTACGGTAACGGTTATTAAAATGGTAGTGTATCATTAGCTTTTTCAATCTTTGGCAGGTAATAACAGCCTACCTGATTTTTGATAATATATCCATTCTCTACCGCTTTCTTTATATTCTTTTCGGAAGCGCTTTCTTTCACCCCAAGATGTAACATTAGTTTCTGTCTTAAATCCGAATAGGTTATAGTTGCCGGATATTGAGGCATGATACTTGATAGTGTCTGTTGTAGTTTATCCGTTTTTGCTTCAATGGGTATGTATTCAGCCTCAACGGGAAGCCCTTCCAAAACCATAAATGCAAAGTCCATCGGTCGCATATCTCTAGTTTTAGCCCATTTGCATAACGTTACATCTCCTTTAGCCTCCGCAAAAATTGCTGTTTCGCACTTCCGCAAAGCTTCCGATCCAAGATGTCCCCGGGCTTTTTCACTTCCTACATTGGCGTGAATGACTGTCAGAACGTGGCAATCATATTCTTTTGTAAAAGCCATCAAATCATTAATTACAGACGTTGATTGCTCCGAACTGTTGGGATCGGCTATTAGATCACTAACTCCATCAAGAACGACAAAATCAGGATGATATAGATTCATGCACGCATAAAAAATTTTATGTCTTATTGGCGGCTGATACTCTCTCAACATGTGAATAATGATATTATCTGAATTGATGTTAGTTGGAAGCCCTGCAATGCGGTGTAGTCTCCGGCCGATCTTCGCCACGTGCCCCGGTGCTTGCTCCGTATCAATCCAAAGTAACTTTCCAGATCCGTTCGGGTTGTCTAATCCCATACACCCGTTTTCATTCAGGAACGCCCCGGCAATACCAGAACATAGAAAACTCTTTCTTGCACCGGGTAAACCAATAACGAAAGAAAAATTTCCCCGGGTACATACAGGTAGGTTTCCTTTTGATACGAGCATTTGCGGATCGGGTATATTTTGTGATAAGTCCAGGCGGCTACATTGAATAGCATCCATTATATCGGATGGAATCTCAATCACAGGCTTTTCAAATTCGCTAACAATCTGTTTTATTGCTTCACTCATTGCCATTAACCTCCCAATCAATAGACATTTGCCGTTTATCTGGCTCTAACCAGTATAGTTTTCTTCTATCGTCCAGACGAACGTCTTTAATGTCCCAACCTTCATCATTACGGAGGGTGGAGATTACACGTCTAGCATCATTCGAATTTGTTTCAGCGTTGATTTCTTTTGCTGTTACTTTCCGACCAGATAAGAAAATAGATCGTACCTGTTGAATTATTCGAGATGATTTGCTATCTTTGTTTCCGGATCTATGTTGGAGATTGGCGGTCGTGGAGGCTGCCTTTTTCTTTTCTTTCATAGTCACGCCCTCCGATATTTGAATACGACCTGCTTTTTTACTGCCTCATCAATAGCATCCGCTTCATACAGGATTCTACTACCTACACGCTTGGAGATAAGAAGTCCGTCTTTTGTTATTCTCGCCAATGTTGGTAAGGTGACATGAAGGATTTCAGCGGCTTCTTTTCGAGTGTAGAACTTTGGTTCTTTCTTAGCAGTTACAGACAATATTCTTTCTGAAACTCTATCTACAATCACATCTACAAATGGATCAAAGAAACTCATAATTATAGCTTGCTGGGTTGCATTTAATTCTTTCATAACTTATACTTTTTAATTGTTATGAAGGCAGGGTGTGCACGTCCTAATCTTCAACTGCGAAGATACATTGGGGAGAAATTGGGATTTATTGGACTTCTTTTCCTGCAACCGTATGTTGCTATTTCGCGTGCTGCTTTCTATGAGGATTTGAAAGCACAACAAGGCGGAAGTGTAGAGGTAAACGTTGAAGTGAATGTTGAGATTTAATTAGACGAATCATTCAGTACTATAGAAGAATGGAGCATAGAGAAATCTGTGCTCCATTTCTTTTTGTCGGTTGCTTCAAAATCAGTACCTTTGCGACCTAATCAGGATTGATATGGGAAAGAATAAATTAGAAAAGTTTGCCGATATGGCGAGTTATCCGCACGTGTTCGAATATCCTTATTCGGCGGTAGATAACGTGCCTTTTGGCATGAAAGGGAAATGGCACAAGGAGTTTTTTAAAAACGATCATCCGATTGTGCTCGAGTTGGGTTGCGGACGTGGTGAGTATACTGTTGGCCTGGGTAAGATGTTTCCCGAAAAGAACTTTATAGCAGTGGATATAAAAGGCGCCCGTATGTGGACGGGAGCAACGGAGTCATTACAGGCCGGAATGAAGAATGTCGCTTTCCTGCGTACCAATATTGAAATCATCGAGCGTTTTTTTGCTGAAGGCGAAGTGAGTGAAATATGGCTTACCTTCTCTGACCCGCAAATGAAGAAAGCAACCAAGCGACTGACTTCTACCTATTTTATGGAAAGGTATCGCAAATTTTTGCAACCGAATGGTATTATCCACCTGAAAACGGACAGCAACTTTATGTTTACCTATACAAAATACATGATTGAGGCGAACAAACTTCCGGTTGAGTTTATGACTGAAGATTTATATCATTCTGATCTGGTAGATAATATTCTCGGTATTAAAACCTATTATGAACAACAATGGCTGGATCGTGGTTTAGATATAAAGTATATCAAATTCCGGCTTCCGCAGGAAGGTAAACTGCAAGAGCCGGATGTAGAAATAGAGCTTGATCCCTATCGTAGCTACAACCGCAGCAAGCGTAGCGGTCTAAGTACAAGCAAATAGCTTGCCGGGACAATCACCCTAAAGTGAACCGGCAGCCATCTGAATAGTGACTTTAAATAGTAATTTGTAAATCGTCAAATAGTAAATAAAATGACTCTCTATCCTAAATTGATATTGGATGCATTGGCAACGGTGCGTTATCCCGGTACGGGAAAGAATTTGGTGGAAGCGGAGATGGTTGCCGATAATCTCCGTATTGATGGTATGACTGTCAGCTTTTCATTGATCTTTGAGAAACCGACTGATCCGTTTATGAAATCAATGTTGAAAGCTGCGGAAACAGCTATTCATACGTATGTCTCTCCTGATGTGCAGGTAACAATCACAGCAGAGAGTAAGCAAGCCGCTCGTCCGGAAGTTGGCAAGCTCCTTCCACAAGTGAAGAATATAGTCGGTATATCTTCCGGTAAAGGTGGAGTAGGTAAGTCTACGGTGTCTGCGAACTTGGCAGTTGCTTTGGCTAAATTAGGCTATAAGGTTGGCTTGCTCGATGCTGATATTTTCGGTCCTTCCATGCCTAAGATGTTTCAGGTGGAGGATGCACGCCCCTATGCTGAACGTATAGATGGTCGTGACATGATTATTCCGGTAGAGAAGTATGGCGTGAAATTATTGTCTATCGGTTTCTTTGTCGATCCGGATCAGGCAACTTTGTGGCGTGGCGGAATGGCAAGTAATGCGTTGAAACAGTTGATAGCTGATGCAGCCTGGGGAGATTTGGATTATTTCCTGATAGACCTTCCTCCCGGAACCAGTGACATTCATTTGACGGTTGTTCAAACATTAGCCATGACAGGAGCGATTGTTGTCAGTACTCCGCAAGCGGTTGCTTTGGCAGATGCCCGTAAGGGAATCAATATGTTCACCAACGATAAGGTAAATGTACCTATTCTCGGTTTGGTTGAGAATATGGCTTGGTTTACTCCCGCTGAACTACCCGAGAATAAATACTATATCTTTGGTAAAGAAGGTGCCAAGAAACTGGCTGAAGAAATGAATGTTCCTTTGTTGGGGCAGATTCCTATCGTGCAAAGCATCTGTGAAGGAGGAGATAATGGTACTCCCGTTGCATTGGATGAAGACTCCGTGACCGGACGCGCTTTCTTATCCCTGGCTGCCAGTGTTGTTCGTCAGGTAGATCGCCGGAATGTAGAGATGGCTCCGACTCAAATCGTGGAAATGCATAAATAAATGGAATCTGGAGTTGGATAGCTTTGCAGTAAGTTATCCATAGGATATAGAGCGAGCCTCTGTAGTCTTTTCAAAGACTATGGAGGCTCGTTTTTTTATTAGGATCATATAGAATCCGTTGTTG